AGCACGGGTTCATAGGCGCCCGCCGAGCGATGGAGACGTTCCTCTACCGCCCAGAAGGCGGCCTGACGGCCATGCACGTCGCAGGGGTGAAGTGATGATCCTCGGCCTCTGCGGCGCCGCCGGGTGCGGCAAGAACACGGTGGCGGAGATGCTGGCGGCACGGCACGGCGCCGGCGTCTTCGCGTTCGCTGACCCTTTGTACGCTGCGATCTCGGCGATCACGGGGATGTCGATCGCGGATTTGCAGGATCGCCGGCACAAGGAACGCGACCTGCCGTGGCTGCCGGCCAGCCCGCGGCGGCTCCTCCAGACCATCGGCACCGAGTGGGGCAGGGAGACGATCCACCCGGAAATCTGGGTCATGGCAACGATGAAGCGGATCGAGGACTCCGAGGCGGCGCTCGCTGTGATCACGGACGTCCGGTTCGACAACGAGGCCGAGGCGATCCATGCCCGCGGCGGGTACGTCTGGCGGGTCGTCCGGCCCGGTGCTGGATTGGCAGGGTCTGCCGGGTCGCACTCAAGCGAGCGTGGCATCGAGGCCAGCCTCGTGGACGACGAGGTGCTCAACGACGGGGATTTGTCGGTCCTCGCCGGCCGCGTGGATGCTGCGTGGTCAAGACTGCAAAACGATACAATGAAATAACGCCGCATTCTGCCTTTTGCGGCGTCACGAGGCGTCCCGTGAGCGGCGAAGAAATGAACGACGTCTTGAAGACCGTCCTCGAACGGTACGGCCTTCCGACCCTGCTTTGCGTGGCAGGGGGCTACTTCCTTCGCACTGACGTCCTCCTGCCGCTCGTGGAGCAGCACTCCGCGTTCCTGAAGACCATCTCAGAGTCGCAGAAGGACATCGCCAGTGCGATCGAGGAGCAGACCCGGCTCCTATACGCCCTCCAGCCAAAGGCCGCTGAAGAGGCGAGGCAATACAAGGTCTCCGTGGAGCAGCCGCGGTGAGCAATACCTACAGCCAACTGCCGGGGCCGCTGAACCTCTCGCTCCGGCGGGGGGACCAGTTCGGAACGACCATTGACTTCGATATCGATATGTCTGGGTACACGGTGTCGTCGTCGATCGTGTCGCCGATCACAGGGAACTCGGTCGGCACGATCACCTCGACGATCACGAACGCCTCCACGGGCGTCGTGTCAGTCGCGATGACCGAGGCCCAGACCGAGGCACTCCAGCCCGGCACGTACTCGTGGCGGCTTGAGTGGATCGCCCCGGGCGACGTCAAGCGGACGGCACTGTCGGGCTTTGTCGAGGTGGCACGGTGAGCATCACGGCCAGCGTCACGGGAACGCGGATTTCGGCGACCGTCAGCGGCGCCGGCGTCTCGGCGACCGTCGGCAGCGGAGCCGTCGCGGCAGCGGTCACCGGCGGCATCGGGCCGCAGGGGCCGTCCGGCGACATCGGGGCGACTGGAGGCGCCACGGCACTGAGCCAACTTACGGACGTTCAGATCGACTCGCCCGCCGACGGCGACGTGCTGCGGTACTCAAACGGCAAATTTCGCGACTTCGCTGAATCGAACCTAGTGGATGGAGGTAACTTCGCATGGCTCGCATTCGTATCCGCCGCAGCACAGGCTCTAGCGCTCCTGAGTCACTGCTGAATGCGGAACTGGCCTATGCGGAAGCAGCCGGCACGGGCGGTGCCGGCACGCTCTACATCGGCACCGGCTCGAGCGGAACGAACGCCGCGAACGTCGTCGCGATCGGCGGCGGCGGCGCGTTCATCTCGATCGTCACCGTCCGCGAGGCCAACAAGGTGCTCGCCGGGCCGACGACCGGAGCGAATGCTGCTCCGACGTTTCGGCTCCTCGTGGCCGACGACATTCCGTCACTGACCAGCGTCAAGATCACAGACTTCACGACCGCCGCGGCACTTGTCGGCCCGGTCTCCAGCGTCAATGGGAAGACCGGGACGGTCAGTCTGACGTCTGTAGACGTTTCAGCCGCGTCCGCCGTCCACACTCACGTTGCCGCGAACGTGACCGACTTCGCGACCGAGGCCGCCAAGTACGGCCCGGTATCAAGCGTCAACGGAAAAGTCGGCACCGTCAGCCTGACGTCGGTCGATGTTTCCGCCGCGTCCGCCGTCCACACGCACGTTGCCGCAAACGTGACCGACCTCGAGACCACGGTCAAGGCGTACAGCCTGACTTCGTTCGCGGCGCCGACGGCGTCGCTGACGATGAACAGCCAGAAGATCACGAACCTCGCGGCCCCGACAGATGCAAACGACGCCGCGAGGAAGGCGGACGTTGATGCTGCAAGGAACGGCCTCGACGTCAAGCAGTCGGTGCGTGCCGCGACCACGGCGAACATCGACCTGTCGAGCGCACTTGAGAACGGCGATGCGATCGACGGCGTGACGCTCGTCACGGGCGACCGGGTGCTCGTCAAAAATCAGGACACGGCCTCGCAAAACGGCATCTACGTCGTGCAGGCGTCCGGGGCGGCGGTGCGGGCCACCGACTTCGACGCTGACGCCGAGGTGACGCCGGGCGCGTTCACATTCGTCGAGGAAGGCACAACGAACGCGGACACGGGCTGGGTGCTGACCACAAACGGCTCCATCACGGTCGGCACGACGTCGCTGGCGTTTGCCCAGTTCTCCGGCGCAGGAAACATCACGGCCGGAGACGGCCTGACAAAGGACGGGAACACGATCAACGCCGTCGGCACGGCGGATCGGATCAGCGTTGCCGCCGACTCCATCGACATCTCGACGGCCTACGCCGGCCAGACGTCGATCACGACGCTCGGAACGGTAACGACAGGAACATGGTCGGCGACGGCGATCGGGCCGACAAAGGGCGGCACGGGACTCACGACCGTCCCGAAGGGGAGCGTCCTCGGGTCGAACACGCTCGACACGGTTACGGCGGTGCAGGGCGGCACGACCGACGGCATCCTGACCTACTCCGCGTCTGGCACGTCGGTGGCGTTCCTTGAGACGCTCGATGGTGGGTCTTTTTGAAGATGCCAACGCCATATCTACACAAGCGAAACGGCACGCCCGGCGCAGCGGCGCCCTCGTCGCTCCTGCACGGCGAGTTGGCACTGAACTACGGAGACGCTCGCGTCTTCTGGAAGGACGCCTCGAACGTCATCCAGTCGTTCTCGTTCACATCCATAGACGCTGGCGAGGTTGTGGCGTCTGGGCCGACGGCCACGCTCCTTCTCCACTTCAACGGGTCGCAGAGCGGCGTTGACTTTTTGGACTCGTCAAGCAGCAACCGCACTTTTACTCGCGGCGGCAACTCAGTCCTGCGGCAGGAGCAAAAGAAGTTTGGGTCGGCGAGCGGCTACTTCACAGGCGGCACGTACATCCAGACCGATGCGTATGCTGGCGTGGAGTTGGGTTCGGGCGACTTCACGATAGAACTCTGGTACTACCAGTTGTCAAACGGCACGTACTCCGGCCTCATCGGAAAGGGCGCGCAGTTATCGACGGCAAGCGACGTATGGTCTCTGGAGTTTGGCGGTGCCGGCCTCATCTTTGTTCCGTGGGTCTCCACGTCTTCCGCCGTGCAGTGCGCGCAGCCGTCGATGAACGCATGGCATCACGTTGCTGTCGTCCGTAATGGCACTGACCTGACGCTCTACGTGGATGGCGTGTCAATGTCCAACACATACTTCAACGCGACGATTCCGACCAACGCATCTGCGCCGCTCGTCATTGGTGCTGGGTGGTATCAGCCCACGTCGCGTGGCTACAACGGATACATTGACGAACTGCGAATCGTGAAGGCTGCCGTGTACACAGCCAACTTCACGCCGCCCGCGTCGGAGTTTGCGTAATGCCGCCGACGATGCAGATCAAGCGGGGGACGGCGGCGGCTCTGGCGTCCGCCAACCCCACGCCTCTGGCAGGCGAACTGGTCTGGGACAGTACGAACAACACGCTCCGGGTGGGCAACGGCTCTTCCACCTATGCGTCGCTGTCTATTGTCTCGGCAGCACCGGCAGACAGCACCGTCAGCACGGCGAAGATCGCCGACGACGCCGTCACGTATGCCAAAATTCAGAACGTCAGCGCCACCGACCGCCTGCTCGGTCGCTCGTCTGCGGGTGCTGGCGACGTGGAGGAGATCACCTGCTCGGCGTTCGCTCGCACCTTGCTGGCCGCCGCCGACTCCGCGACGGCACGCACCACGCTATCGGTGCAGCCGACGGCGAGTCCAGCGTTCACTGGCGCAGCGACGTTCGCCAACACGGGCGACGTTGTCCCGCTGACCGTCACAAACGCAGGCACGGCGAATAGTTTCGTCGTCAACGACGCCAGCGGGGATACGACGCCGTTTGTGATCGATGCGGCTGGGCGAGTTGGGGTTGGAATCACGCCTACGGCGCAACTTCATGTTGCTGCTTCGGGGTCGGCAGAACTAGCCGTTAGAAGTACTGATGTCTCTGCGTGGAAAAGTCGTATTACGTTTGGCAACGCCAGCGCAAAGTTTGAGATCGGAACAGATATCAACAACGCTGGCGACAACAATTTTTACTTTTTTGACATCGCAGCAAGCACCACCCGCCTCACCATCTCCTCCACCGGCACCGCCACGTTCGCGGGGCAGATACTCGCTGATGACCTCACCACATCGAACAGCGTCGTCTACGGGTTCGACGGTGACACCAACACCGGAGTCGGACGGGCTGGGGCCGACATTCTGACGTTCGTCACCAACGGCACCGAGCGGGTGCGGGTGGATGCGAGCGGGAATGTGGGGATTGGCGCTGCCGCAGGAAACAACATCGCATTAGACCTTTACAACGCGACCGGCGCCGGACTTCCCGCATTGCGCATCCGCGACAGCGCCGTAGATTTTCGCTTGTACACAAGCAACGCGGCGGTGGTGTCTGCCATCTCTAACCATCCGCTGTCTTTTCATACAAACAACAGCGAGCGGGTGCGGGTGGATGCGTCGGGGAATGTGGGGATTGGGACGGCTGGCAGCAGCAACGAATCCGGGTTCATGTTTCATGTAGCCGGAAACGCTTTTTTTACCAGCGGCCCTAACGCAACCACAAAAATCAGCATAGACAGCGGCGATCAACGGTTAGTGCTTGGTGCCTACTACCAATTTGGAGTCGCTGCGTATTCGTTCATTGCGGCAACGAATAATGCCGAAACCGGCAATACCGATCTTCAGTTGCGCACTGGCACTACAGCGCGCATGACGATTGCGGCAAATGGGAATGTGGGGATTGGAATAGCGCCCAGCACGCAACTGCACGTCGGGTCGCTGGGTGTCTTCCGCCTGCAAACCGGCTCTGTGACGATGGACTGTACGCCCACGGCTGGCGCTCTGGACGGTTTCGTATGGAACACAAACCCCGCTTCGTACTATCAATGGAATACGGGCGGTACGCAGCGCTTGTTGATTGGCAGCGATGGAAAAGTTACGTGCAAGGGCTTGTACGACAACACCGTTGGCGCAACGAACAGAGATGTATTCGTTGATTCAGGCGGCGTCGTCGGCTACGTCTCCTCCATCCGCGAGTCGAAAACAGACATCGTCACGCTGGACGACGTGTCATGGCTCTCGGCTCTCTCGCCCGTCTCGTACCGCTATCGCAAGCGAAACGCGGACGGCACGTACAGCGACGAAGCAGACGGTGTCGCCGACTACGGGCTGATCGCTGAGGACGTGGAAGCGGTGCGGCCGGAACTCTGCTTCTACGACGACGTGAACGGCGAGCCGCAACTGCGTGGCGTCACGTACAGCAAACTGATCACGCCGATGCTGCGGTACATCCAGCAACTGGAAGCACGCATCGCCGCACTAGAGGAGCGACTGAGTCATGGCTGACATTCCTACGCTGTACGCAAGCGAGCCGCTGTCGATCAGTGCCACGTACGACAAACTGTGGCTGCGTGAATGCGTGATTGCCGCCAGCACAGTCGGCGGCGAAGCCGAAGCCCGCGTGACCCTCGTCCGTTTCCGTACCACCGAGACCGGCGTCGAAGAGGCACCCGCCGAGCCGATCCGGCTCCACGTCCGCGACCTGCTCGCGGGAGCGGAGGCCGACGCGGACCTCGCGGCGGCGGTGGGGGCGTTGATGAACTACGTGGCGAAGGTTGGCGTGGAGCAGGGCGTCGTCGCGGCGGGCGAGTGATGGAGTCCCTCGCGTTCCTTGTCGCGGCGATCGTCGGCACCGTGATCCTCCTCGGAGTCGTCGCGGCCGTCATTTCGGCGTGCGGCTGGCGGGTCGCTGGAGGCGTCGTGGGCGTCCTCGCGATCGTGGCGAGTGGATCGCTCGGCTGGCAGGTGCCGCAGGCGTGGGCCATCTGGCTGCCGCCGCTCGTGGCAGGGGCGTGGGCATTCTGGCGATCACGCGATCCGTAGGCGGCAACACGCTACAATGCCGCCATGCCTACAGCACTTATCACCGGGATCACCGGGCAGGACGGCTCCTATCTAGCAGAGTTCCTGCTCGCCAAGGGATACGACGTCCACGGCGTCGTCCGCCGCTCGAGCACGTTCGGCACGCAGCGGATCGAGCACGTCTTCG